GAAGCAATTGGATCAAGAGATTTTGCATCTTTGTATCAACAAAGACCAGCTCCAGAGAGTGGCAACATGTTTGCTCCAAATTGGTGGCAATTTTACGGGATGGACACCCCCCTTCCTGATTTTTCTAGAGTAATGCTGTCGGTTGACTGTACTTTTACAGACGCAAAGAAAAGCGATTACGTAGTAGGGGTTGTTGTAGCTCAAGCCGGTTCACAATTTTATGTCATGGATTTAGTTAGAGAGAAGTTAGACGTAATAGGCACTATGGCTATGATTGCCAGACTTTATAAACGACATCAACTACAAGGCACAGTAATAGAGCTTGCGGCATCTGGTTATGCTGTCTATCAAATGCTAAGCAAAAAAGTCCCGGGACTGATTGGCGTGAAGCCCGAAAAATCCAAAATAGCCCGAGCTTCAGCTATAGTGCCAATGATAGAAGCTGGTAACGTATATCTGCCGGCCTCAGCTCCTTGGCTCGACTCCTTCATCTCTGAGTTTAGTTTATTTCCCGCATCCAAAAATGATGATCAAGTTGACGCTTTAACACAAGCGATTACGTATATGGCTCAACGTTCTATTCCGCAGATGACAGAAGTTACGTGGGGAAGAGGAGATAAGATTCTACCAGCGAGCTCTAGATACAATGCATGGTAGACTGTAAGTACTTTGACTGTATAGGTTTTGGCTAGAAAACCAGCAAAATTTAAACTGTCAAAAGAGCAACAGTTACTTGCGTCGAATAACTTAAATCTTGCCCGAAAGGAAGCCTGGCGTCTTCAACGCACGACTGGTATCGAGTATTCAACACTAGAATCTGTCGCTTTTGAAGGTTTATGCAAAGCTGCGTACAGATATGATCCGTCTCGACCTCATCCAGTCACAGGAGAAAGTATGAGATTTAGCTCATTAGCTACTCCCACTATCCGAGGAGAGTTGTTGCATTGGATTAGGGATAAGACATATTCTGTGCGCTTAAGTCATAAAATGAGGGAAAACTGGATCAAGGGGCGCAAGCTTCTTTATAAAGGCTCAACCGACCTAGAAATCGCAAAAGAACTAGGCCTTCAGACATTCGAATGGCTAGAGGTCAGGAAGGTTTGCTCTGGTCCTCCTTTAGAGTTAAAAGACCAGGCTCAGCCCACAGAACCTCTGGAGCCTGTTGAAATGTCCTTTGATCTTTATTACCTTGAGGTTGTGGATGAAGCCTTGCTGAGGTTGAAAGAGTGCGAGGCTGACCACGTCAATAGCTTGGAAGTTTACTTGAATGGCCTGGGCAGGAAGATCCCGGTCAAGGCAGCCACTGTGTTCACTGACTTATGCGGCTGCGATACCGCCAACTGGGAGGATGAGCTTAGTGACGAACTCATGGGGAATCAAGACTTAGGCAATGAGCGGTATCAGTCGTCTCTTTTCTGATATACTGCACTGAGTTTTAGTAAGGGAAAACCTATGGGTATCAAGCCGCAAACGCTTGAAAGAATCAAGGAAGGGTCTCTGTCTAAGATAATAGAAGCGACAGGAGGAGGCCTCAAGAAAGTCGGTTATGAATTCGTTACGTCTTGCCCCTGGCACGACGACACTAACCCTTCCCTGACTATTAGCGACCGTAAAGGCTTTTGTTTCTGTCACGTCTGCCGAGAGGGTGGCGATGCTATTGACTATATTCAGAAGAAAAAGGGATTGACATGGAGAGAAGCTTGCGAATTAGCCGCTGGCATATTAGGCGTCCAAATAGAAACAGACGACGCGAACCCAGAAGAAGTTGCTCGTCAGAGGGAACTTCGTAAGAAAAATATACAAAAGCTTAATCTAGAAAATAAACAATACGTGCATAATTTACATTATGATAGTAAAACAGAATCAATTCGTCAGATACTTAAAGATCGAGGGATCACGAAAGAGTCAGCCACTGAATTTGAATTGGGATTTGCTCCTACAGGCTTTTTCTCTGACAGGATAACAATTCCAATTTACAATCATTTAAATCAACTTGTGGGATGGACCGGGCGAGCATGTAGAGACCAGCCAGGTAAATATAAAAATACAGCAGACAGCGATATATTTCACAAAAAACAGCTTGTCTTTAACGAGTATCGAGCAGTAAATGCAGCCAAAGAAGCCGGCGGACTTATTTTTGTGGAAGGTCACTTAGACGTCGTTACCATGTGGCAGCACGGCATACGCAATGTCGTGGCCATGCAAGGAACGGCTGCCCCGGATCCGCTTGTGTTACAGCGATTGTCTCGTAATATTAAGAACTTTATATTATGTTATGACGGCGACGCTGGCGGACGGAAAGCGGTTGAGCAGTTCTTGTCAGTAGCTCAAGGATTAGCTCTTAAAGGTGAAGTCAATATCAATGTAGCAACGCTTCCTCCCGGCCAAGATCCAGACGAAATTCTTAGGAGTGGATCTGACCTTTATCAATACATCGCTGGTGCTCCTTCCTGGTTAGATTGGGTCATAGACGAATGGGTTGAACATATGGACATTAACGACACTTCTATGGTTATCAACGTAGAGCAAAAGTTAAAAGCTTTAATCAATAGTTTACGGTCAAAAGCTTTAAGGGCTCATTATATTGGCCGTGCGGCTCAGGTGTTGTCTTCTACTGAAAAAGAAGCTGAAAAGCTTTCCAAGGGATGGGAGACTACAGGCTTTGAACCATTGACTGAATCGGTCTGGGTGCCGCGCAGTCCTCATGAAGCAAGGTTCGCAGTCGAGCGCCGAATGGTGCGTATTTTTGTACACTGCCCCGAAAGGAGGGAAGAGTTGCTTCCTATGTTCGAGAAAGTTACAAGTCCAGCGGTTAAATGGTTGTGCCAAAGGCTTATAGAACTTGAATCTTTTTGCAGTACGGACTTAACTCCTCACAGCGTCATGGCTATTGTCGCTACGGCAGAGCCTCATTATATGTCTCAGCTTCGTACCCTCATCCGTCCTAACGTGATTATTGATGACAGGCCAGGAGTCCTGAAGCACTTGCATGATACACTGATGTCAGACTCTTTATCCTTCGAATCAATTTTCTGATGTCCCTAACTCCTACTTTATTTGAGGCTCATCCTTATCTTGCTAAGCCAAACCAATTGAGAGGATACGTTAAGTCAGAGATAACAATGCTTGAACCGGACGTTGAAATAATAAGCGAAACAGTCCGACTCGCCAAAGGGAATCAAAAGCTTCAAGATCTTCAAAGAGTTGAACGAAAAGCGTTTCGAGAACATGCGCGTATAGAGAACGCTGTCGCAGAATACAGTAAAGCTATAGTTGAAGAATTGGAAAGGCATGGCTCTTCTTTGGTGGATTGTCCCAAAAGGACGGAACCATTGAACCCAGAGGCAGCTGTGTTGGTTGTCCATCTCAGCGATAACCATTGGAACGAATTAGTTGATCTTCCTACTAATCGATTCGATTTTGAGGTTGGAGCTAAAAGGCTGTCACTTTTTGCTCAAAAGATCAAACTTCTCAGCAAAGCTTGCGGAGCAGGTCGTGTTGTTGTGTTTTTCGGAGGAGATTTGATGAATAGTGATCGACGCCTTGATGAATTGCTTTCCATGAGCACTAATCGTGCTAAGGCTACTATCCTTACGGTCCATTTATTCAAGCAATTTTTATTGGATTTGCGAGCAAATTTTACTGTTGACTGTTTTGGTATAGCCGGAAATGAATCTCGAGCCAAAGACACTTTGGGCTGGGTTGACATGGTGGCTACTGATAGCTATGACTTTACTATCTACTCAATGCTTCAAATTCTATTCAATACAACACAGGATGAAGGTATGCGTTTTCATGACTTTCAAGCCAACGAAGTCGTTTTTAAGATTCATAATGAAACTTTCCTAGGTCTACATGGTCACCAGGTCTCGGCTACTGACCAAAAGAAAGTACAAGCTATTATCGGGAAATACGCTGCGAAAGGAATTAATGTTACTCACATTCTTTGTGGTCATATCCACAGCACTATGGTCTCTGATTACATATCCCGTAACGCTAGTTTGGTGGGTAGTAATGCCTACTCTGAAGAAGCGCTCGGATTCGTTTCTCGTGCGGCTCAGAACTGCCACATCGTTACGAAACAAGGATTGGACGGGGTTAAATGTGACCTTCAGAATGTCGATGGAGTGGAGGGCTATGAGATTATTTCAAAGCTTGCCGAGTATAATGCGAAGAGCGCTGATAAGGTTTATTTGGAAATGCGAGAACCTCAAACGGTCATTCAAGTAGTAGTTTAACCTTAGTGCTCAGGGTCCTGAATTGCTTGTAATGTGGTAAACTACACTCATGTGAACCTGCGAGACCTATCCTGAGCAATCAATTCCTATCTATTCAGACTTTCAAATGACCACACTTTTAGCTTTGGATGATTCCGTGTCCTATGCGGAGATATACACTTCAGAGTCTTGTCCTTGGTGTATCAAGGCTAAAATTCTTTTGGAACAGTTCGGCATTCCGTATGCTGAAAAAGAAGGTCCACATCCTTCTTATGCTACCGTTCCCTTTATCATTATAAACGATAAAGCTATTGGCGGTTTCTTAGAATTACGCAGGTACCTATAACGCCTTACTGTTGTTGGTCTTCTTTTAACTACACTAAGCGGAAGCAGCTCAGCCGCACAAGATTACTGTATTCCTGCGGATGCCCCACTTTCGGCGCATTTAGCTGCTCTATCTAAGGTCAAAGAAGAGCCCAAAACCATTGCCCCTGTAGCTCCAGATATCCATCTACAATTAAAGCCACTGGCTGATCTCTTGGCTAGCGGAGAAGGTGATTACAACTCTGTCAACAGAGGATGGGCGGGAGATACCCCCCAAGGTATTAATGGACTCACTGGCATCTCTTTCTCGGACTACACGGTTCAGGAAGTTTTAAATATGCAAACGAGTTACATCTATGCTGTTGGCCGTTATCAGTTAATCCCTCGCACTCTTCGTTTTGCTGTAAATAGTTCGTCTGTTTCAGTTCAAGACAAATTCACGAACGAAGTCCAAGATCGTCTAATGGCGGCTTTGATCCTTTACAAGCGACCTCTCATTATCACTTACCTACAAGGAAGCCATAACAACCTCAATGCAGCTCTAGGAGCGTTAGCAAGAGAATGGGCTTCTGTCGAGTATAGTAATGGCTATAGCTACTATTCACGCGTCGGTGGAAATCGAGCTAGTATTAGTCGGGAGCGAGTGTCTCGGGTATTACGAAATTTAAAGAAAACATGGCAAGCATCTGGCGCTTTACCATGACCAAGCTATTCTGTAAACTTGATTGGTAATTTACATGCAAGGCACCTATCTACTTTGTTTGCTGCTTTTTCTCTCTTTTGCTTTTGAGCCTGAAGCGACAGCTCAAGTCTTAACAACAGTTAGCCTAAAGCTTCAAACGCTTTATATTAATTATAGATTGAAGTGGATGGCCTGGCGGATGTATCGTCAACTTTGCAGAATAACAAAAGAATCCGGAATGCCTGGACCGGGTCCGTTTCGATTCATAAACATTTGGGATAGGGACTCCAATCCCTGATATACTGATTCTTGAATACTCATCCATTATGTCTTTATACACTAAAAGCAACACGAAGCAGCCTAGCCCCAAAAAGCGAACTTCAATCGGAAATGGCTTACGTAAGCTTGGCAGCTACAAAAACAAAACACAAAAGCCGTTAAGAGGCCAAGGAAAAAAATAAGTTAACTGGAAAATTATAGAAACAACTGTTCTACATGTTATGGCTTTTGAATCGCCTAAAGAAGACTCTCGACGCATCAAAGTTTGTGATTATCTAGAAATCGACGATGATTTCTATTTTGAGTACGATTACAGCGCATTAGCGTCTGAAACAATTAGATTTTTCCGAAAGCAAGGTTACAACTAATGTTTAATTTTTTCCGAAAGCAGGTTCAGGTGAGTTACGAAGTAATCTATTGTTACGGCAGTAGACCTTTTATTTCTCGCACAACTGTTGAGGCTGCAGATTTAGTTGAAGCTCATCGTAAGTTTGATGCTGATCCGAAATTTGAGAAGTGTACTCGAATTTCTGACGCAATCATGCTTAGTAGTCCTCTTGAGTAAAAAAGGACCTTAACTGCTCGTGTTTGGGCTTCCGTTGCACGATTTTACATGATTTGACAACGTGCTCGTATTGATGCATGATGGAGAAGTCAAAAGAAAACTATCATGACCAACGCTTGCCACACTCAAACTCCTGGCTCAATGAACTTTGAGATAGGAGTTCAGTTCCACCTTCTTACGGATGACCTTCATTGGATCCCTAATGGATTCGAGACGGTCACTCTGGTAGTCGACAAGCAAGACTTGGAAGATGACAAGTACGATGCTTTGAGCTGTGCCGCCGAAGCGTGGTGCGACTCAAGAGGACACTCCTTCTTTCAGTTGATTGAAGAGCCATAATCGACTGTCCAGGCCCCTTTTGGGGGGCTTTTTAGTATATGATTTCCTGGTAAACTACTTTCACGCAAAAAA